CGACATAGTTACAGGATTCATAGATACGACAATAGGTACATCATTTTCATTAAAGGACTATTATAACCCAGTTACTTGGTTTTCTACACCTTCTGCAGCATTTGGCCCTTCTGACATACATGGTGGGGCTTTTACGCTAATGGCAGAAACTAAACTAAAGTATGAAGGATACGGAGTAGCAGCGAGTGTAGCGAGAAATGCAGAAGGTGGGCATGCAATTGTTTTAGAAGCGGCTTCTTCTTATACTCAAAATAATCATTTCCCTGACCCACTCGAAGTAGGGGCTTATCAGATTATCATTCAACCTAATTTACTTTCTGGCGACCTTGGAGGAAGTCATGAAAATTCTTATGTTGAAACTAACGCTCCTGTTGAAGGCGGTACTAAGAAACTAGGACTGACTAGTCAACAGGTGAACACAGTAATTGCCATTGAGAAAAATACCTCTACATACGGGGGATACACGCTAATATTATCAGAGGCTACTATGGTTGATGTAAGAGGCTGTGAGATAATAATAAACGAATTAATGTTAGATATAGACCCAGACCCCGGTAGTCAGTTTACTAATCTACCACCATTAGCACTTTACAATCCACTAGGTGTACAAGAAACCACCTCTCCTCAATTCAGTAGAAGAAGTCTACCATATAGGCCGGGTATGTTCACTAGCGCTACTCCCGGATATACACTGACTACACCTTGGTGGAGTCATTTGCATGCTAGTGGAGTAATTACTGGACCAGTGTCACATCCTGATGGAATCACCGCTGCTAACCTTAGGGGTGTTCACATTACTACAGCGGGCTCTGGTTACACAGCCGCTTCAGGTCTAGCGACAGAATCTACTAACGGAACTGGTAGTGGTATGGTAGTTACTATAACAGTCAATAGTGGAGGATTACAGACAATATCCGTCACTAATCCGGGTACAGGTTACAGAATAGGAGAGGTAGTTTCCGTAGTACAGAGTTCGAATAAGACTGGCAGTATAACAGTAGAAAAAATATCATCTACTGGGTGGAGGCACTTAGAATGGACTAAACCTGATAACTATTATGAATTCTGTCGTGCAGGTTTTGGCTCGATTGGGGCACAGTTGACCCTTGCAGGCTATCCTACGCATTTCCTTGACATATACGAGCCACATAAGCGTAGAAGAAGCCTAAATCCTACATGTGCTCGACTTGGTCATCATCAAGGTAACGGTACAATTGATGTAAATGACAATACTATGTTCCCAATGGTAACATATTATGGTGAAAAGTTAGAATTCGTATCTAGGGCTAATGGAGAAACCTATACGGCTACATATACTGGAAGAAAAGGAGGGTTAAGTAAGGTTTCTGACGGTAACTCTCCTGTCTCTACATTGGCTCAACATAGTCAGTTTACAGGTATTGTAGCAGATGCTGAGTTTTGGACTCAGATTGGCCAAACTGTTAATTCTGATGTAATTTTTAGACTAAGTAGACCTTACGACACATATGGTGCAGGTACAGTTTACACTGATTCGTTAAGTAGCCTAACTACTAGAATATTACCTCAAGTTTACAACGGTACTCGTGATACAAACAGCCTAAACATACCTGATGTGTTCTTATGTATGTCTCACCCTAACTTAGGAAGGCCATTTACTTGGTATAGCGATACCCAACAAGGGGGAACTCGTGTTGACTATGCAGGTGCAGGTTTAGCAGATAGCCCTGTTGATGCATTACCTTACAACCATGTACCAGAACATTTCGAAACAGTACACTATCAAGACTTTAACTATGTGGCAAGTAAAGGCCCATTCCATTTATCCATGAAATCAGTAGTGCCTCCTACCCGCACTGTGTGCGGTGGTAGTGCAGTTGAAACCAAATCTAATTTGGCAGATACAGGGGTAAGAATAGACAACGGTGGAGGATATGCTAAACAGACCACTAGCGCTATGACGGTAGATACCGTAGACCCCAATACTGTAATGGGAGTAGGTAGTAGAATTTACAAAAATACAGGTGAATTAATAGGTGTAATTACTGCCATGACTAATTTTAGTACACCTAGTGCGAATCATGCTCAAATTACAGTAACAAGTAACATACTAGGTACATTGGTGGCACTTGCTGATGATGAAGAAATATGTATGATTCCATTAGAGACACAACTCCATTCCCCTATCCAAATTGCTGGCACTCAAGAAACACTTGGGGGCACTTTAGCAGGTATAGATACTCAAGGTAGTGATTCTAGCGGAGTAGGTGGAGTTGCTAACTTTTCTGGATTCTGGCCCGGAGGCTCAAGAGGGGCTGGGGCCGTTAGTAGACTGGAGACATATGGACATGCGTTGATTGGATGGGGTGGAGATACTTACGGTATGTACTGCGATACTTTCCAAGATGTTGTCGAAGACGGAATAGGTACTGGTATAGCAAAAGTCACTTTACCAAATGACCGTAACAGGTGCTTTGGTTACAGGTTTGGGGTCAGACAAGCGTACAATAGACCTCAGTGGGCACCTTATGTCAGAGGTTGGCAAGAAGTGGGTCAGTCCCGTGCATTACTTGGTTATTATCACGGACCATTAGTTCAAATCAATGACGGTACTTGGGAGTATGTAGGTGCAGTTAGTAGTGACATTAATGCAGAAGCAAATATTAATTTGACAGAAACCACCATAGGTATCCTTGAAAGAATTACTCAGGTTAGCAGTTTACTCAATCAAGACCAAATTGGTAGGCAAGTGAGATACAGCGATGGTCGTCGTATGACCCGTTCTTTTGGCTGTCCTGTCAGAACTTTATTCAACACTCCTAGTGTAACTAGACTTTATCCTAGGGACTCTGCAGGAAAAGCAATAACCGAATTAGCCAATGCACATAGGTTCTACATGGTTGACTGGTGGGGTAATACTCGTGGTGAAGAAGTGAGAAGATTCCCTGTGAGAAGCATAGGTATCAGGCCTTCTTGGGACCCTGCTGACGCTTACAAGGGTACTGACTATAGTCATAGACCTTCCAACAACGGTTTATTCGAAGGAAGTGGTGATTTACAGTCAGGTAACAGTAATTCAGTTAATGATGCACAAGTTACAGAAGTAGACTGGTTTAACCCGGCTAGTATGCTTAGAGTAGGTGATAGAGGAGATGGTCGTGGTGCAAGATGGCCTACTGTATTTAATGAAAATCTATTGATGGGTATATCTGATACTCTTGGTGAAATGGAACCTAAAGGACTAGTTCTTTCAGAAAGCACAAGCGAGCCTTCTATCGGTAAAGGTTTAGTTAGGCCGTCTAATGAGGCCCTGAGTGGAAACGAAATAGAGAGAGGCATAAGTGACAGGTTGGACCTCAGCGACTCATATGGTTTGCTAGAAGTATCTGCTTCTGTAGCACAAGGTGTTGAGATATTAGATACTGCATCTCCAGTAGATTCAAGGTTGATTGAACCTGTAGGTAGAGACGGTATAAGGATAGGACTTGATGTAGATACAATTGGTGAATTAAAAGGTGAGCAGACAAAAGAATATGTGGTTACATCTACAGAAGCAGTCAGTTTACATACAGATAAGGAAGTAGGTCAAAGAACTCATATTATGGGTGCATATAATGTGGGTCATCGTACACTCAAAGACTTAGATATGTCAACACTCAATTTTGCTGGTAATCCATCATCGGGTGTAGTTAAGCATTCTAATGCTCATGCATTCTGGGCACTAGGTGGCACATATCACATACAGTGGGCTAGACAAGCGGGTATAATTGATATAACTGGATGGGGTACTCCTAGATTACCTCAAAATGGATTATGTTTATGGTTAAGAGCAGACTCTTTGAACTTACAGCATGGAGACAGTGTGGCTGAGTGGGTAGACGAGTCTCCTAACAGACATGTTTTCACACAAAGTACTGCTTCTGCTAGACCTACATTTGTTACTAATGATGCTGATTGGGGTTACAGGCCTCATTTGTCATTTGATGGAAACGATAAATTAGAATTACCATTTAGTGCTTCTTTGAATACTAATCAGTTTAGTTTATTCGTAGTATGTACGGTAAATAGTGACGACAATACACATCATTCGATAATTGAAAACACAGACCTTGCTGGCCTCGGCACTGGTAATAAAGGGTGGGTTATGACAGCAGTCACTACTTCAAATGCTGGTAATAACGATATGTATCAAATGAGGACAGGTACAGGCGGCTCACCTACACTTAGCGTACAAAATACAGCAACCAATACTTTAGTTCCTAATGACCCGGCTATAATATCATTTACTTTAGCAGGTGGTGACGGAGCAGGTGCCAATGCAACTAAAACTCTGTTTTACAATGGTGTCATGTCTCCAGTAACTGGAACTTACGGCGGTCAATTAACAGCGCCTTATCACAAGCATGCTTCTGCTCAAGGTTACGATATAGGTAACGACCCCAGTTACCAACTTACTGGACAAATCGCTGAGGTCATACAGTATAATAGGGCAGTAACCGATGCAGAAAGAGAACTCATTGAAAGTTACCTTAGTCAAAAATATGGAGTATCCCCTGCCACTATATCTAATTGCTATCGTAATAGTAACCCTATACAGAATAGAATGATACATACTTCCGATACAATTGGTAATCCGATAACTCAGAACTTGAATACAGTCAATTCTTCTTACGAATTGATATATAGACCTGTACAAACACTTGACAAGAATCACACTTTGTTATTCAGAGGAGGCGGAAATATTGTCCAAGGTCCACAGTCTGGTAATAACTACTTCAGAGCAACTGCTGGTGGTAAATATGGTATATTTTATCGTCAACATTCCCAACTGGAACCTGTTTTCTACATGTACCCTACTCATAGTACTACTGTCCCTATTAGCATGGGCCCTAAGATAAACGGTAGTTCAACTATGACAAATACTGTGTTCACTAATCCAATAGCGCATATGTTCATGTCTCTAAATACACTACAACATTTCCGTGCAGATGCTAGTAGGAAATCTTCTGATGACTCTGAAGGTAATTTCCAAGTATATCCTAGATATAGCCAATCTTTATTCCCAATGGGTAATGATGGTACTAATTTCCATCAATCAGTGGGTAGACGCTTTTTTGGCAGGGGGGGAGGCAGGTGATTAAATGCCATTAGGTAAACCTTCTAGTTCATTTTCAAACGGTAGTCGTACTACAACAGTGGACAAGCCTAGGTTTGTTGATAATTGCGTAAGGCACGCTATTTACACAAAAGAGTTAGGTAAATTCAAAGTTAGTAAGCCAATAGCATCTGATTTCTTAACAACCAATGAAAGAAAATACAAGTTATTGGAGGAAGAGGATACATTGAGATTGATGCATAATCCTACAGAATCGCAGACTTACAAAGGCCCTGTCTTCTTCGATAATTACATACTTGGTAATTCTCTTACAAGTTTACCACCGTTGATAATAGATTCAGAGGATAATAATCAACGATTAGTTCCTTCTGAAATAAAATCAGAGTTTGCTATTATATCAAACTTTAATACACTATTAGTACCATACGGACAAAGGTACTTTGACAACTCTATTGAACTCGGTAACGGTAGTCAACTCATTTTGAGTAATATGAAAGGAAAGTCTCTTCGGGATGTCGGATTTACCAGCAAAACAGTTCAGTTGGGACAAAGGGTAGGGGTCGGTTTACGCACCAGTGACATGGCTATGAGGGTAGTTGCAAATAATACCAATAGCCTGAATTCATTTTCAGTAGATAGTCACAGTACTACATTTATAGCACAGGATTTCTATGGAGTAGAGGCAGTAACTGCACTTAGGTTCATTTCTAAACATGATGGTTATAGTGCAAGAACTGACCAATATGGTAACTTACAATATGTTAACCAAAGTAAGTTTAACAAAGAGCATTTCATTACAGAATCTAGGACACAAGGTTTTATTGAAAATAAAGCAGAGTCGGTCCCTAATAGAGTAATAGTTAGAGGTAAGAGTCGAGGCAATAATGACGAAAATGTTGTACAAATAGATGACTTTGGCAGCCAAGAGACTGGTGTAAATGAGATACCGGGAGGGGTATTCGCACCAACTTCTCTGAGTAAGAAGAGTTCAAGAAAAATAGGCCAAAGGTTGCTAAAAATGGCAAAAGATGCAAAAAATGGACTTGTCATAGAAGGAGTACAAAATGCTCCTAACATGCATCCGGGAGATATTGTTACCTACCAATCATTATCAGATAGGCGTAGAGAAATAATAATATCAAGTAAGCAGGACTTAATTAACAAAACTGGAGACTTATCTATAAATGCAGTAGATGCTACATTAGAAGATATTTTACAAAGGTTCCAAGAAGGAGATATAACTAATTCGTTTGATAATAATGAAGATAGGAATAAGCAGTTTACAGTAGAAGAATTCTCTACTTCGGCTGGATTTAAATTTAAGGTTAGTTGGGAAATTAGAGAGAGGGTAGATGAAAATAACGGGGTGGGCACTGTCATAGGTGACCGGCGTAGTGGTGTAGTACACGGAATAACTAATTATACAACTACTGCTAATTTCTCCACCGCAGATTACCCAATAGGTTACATGAACGCTTCTCCAGTAGTAGGGACTGCCCTCAAGGTACATGCCGGTGGTGCTGGTTATGGAGCCAGTGCCACTTATACTAATTTAGCAACAACTCATCCTACTGGTAGTGGGTTAAAGGTCAACATTACCACTGTAGATAATGTAATTACAGAAGCAGTAGTACATACTGCTGGTTCAGGTTATGCACTTAATGATGTAGTTACAGTAGTCAAGACTGGAGGTTCTAATGGTAAAGTAAGGTTAACATCTACCATAATAGTAGACAATGGCTCTGGAGGCGCCACTACAGCAATCCCAGCGGGTACAAAGATATTCAGAAATAACGGTGCACTTGTAGGTACAGTCGCAGCGAGCACTACCACAAGTGTCACATTCGAATCAGGAATAAATCAAAAGATAGATAACAACGAAGTCTTACTAAAACTAGGTGCCATACAGGTACCTAGTAGTGGTAGGTTAAAGATAGGGAACAAATCAAGTAATTACCTGATACAGAGGAGAGGATGATAAATGCCATTATTGAATGAAGGAACTAAGTTTATGTTAGATACGCTAAAGAACAGAATAAATCAGGTAGCATTTGGTTTTGATGGTACCATCGCTACACAGGAAGATGGTGGTATAGGGAGGCTTGCTGTTACCGTTACTCCTGTAGTAACTACTATCAATGACAATACTATACTAGTAGAAGCCACTTTACCGCTGAGCAATTCTTACGATATACCTTTGAGGGAAGTAGTAATCCGTTATCAAAATCCAGCAGACGCCAGTGATACTACAGATTTATTCAGATACACATACAATGCAATCACCAAAACAGTAAACAACGAGATACGATTGTCCGTGGTTATAGAGGTGACAGTATGACCAACCCTATTGCAGGACACACATCAGCGACTGGCTTTAGTGCAAATGCACAGGGGCTAAGAGATGGTGATGGCTTAACGAGTGCTAGTCTTACCAATGCATACGAGGGTATACATGGTAATGGTATAATTAGATTAGAGTCAGGGGCTGCTGCTGATTCTTTGAGAAATAGCATAATAAGTAATACACCGGGCTTTGTAGAAAAAGGGCCTACTGGTAATTCGTATGTCAAAGTATCCGGTGGATATTGTGTATTAGACGGTACACTGTACAAGTTTGCAGGCGGCCCCAGTCAAGTCGAAGAGTTCCAAGTAGGAGTCAGTACTAATTTCAGCGGAACCCTACCGAGCCCGCCTACAGCAGTAAGTGATGTATTTGTAGTAGTTTATGCTATAGGAAATGATGGAACAGAGCAAAATGTAATGTACGAAGTAGGAACTCCTGTAGCAGTTAGTCAAGGTACACCTACACTACCTAACTCATTCTTATCCAAGCCTAGTGAAGATGCTAACTTAGACTCAAATCAACAGTGCACGATACTAGCAGTCTTGAGATATACAATGGCAGCCAATCAAGCAAATTTAGCCGCTGCACTGACTGCACCTCCAGTAATAAATGATAGGAGAACATATGTAAGAGCACCGCCTCTGTATCTTACTCCTTTGACTAAAGGGAATGTAGGAAATGTGGCTGATGGTAACAATGTAGACTCATCTATTGTACTTGATAACAAATTTGCCTCTCCTGAGAACGGAGACTTCGATGGTAGTCCCTTTGGAGCAATATGGCAGACTCATAATGAAGGAGATAATACAGATGATTCGGCAGCACACGCTGTTATACTTTATTCAATCCCTCGTAATCTACACAGTGCTGCTGCCACCCGTACACATCGTTTAGGAAACCAGATGTCTGAAATATTGACTACCAGTAAGACATTTACATTTGACCAAGCCAATATATTCTTAGCCAATTCAGCCAGTGGTGACATTACACTTACCCCATCTGGAGAATTTCCACCGGGTCACATCGTTGAAATTAGAAACATCGCTACATCTGGTTCTAACGATGTAATATTCAGTGCAAAGACAAATGATGCTACTGCTGCTCCTGTCACCATAGCAAACGGTGAGTATGCTAGATTTGTTTACCAGTGGGTATCTAGTTCAGATAAAAACTGGCATCTATTATTCTTGAGTTGATTACTTGGGCAGACTAATAGACATGCTTAGGCATAAGTGCGAGGAGTGCAGTAAGGTATCTCTACCTCTCTCTATATCAGGGAAATACCTGTCTGGAGAGCCTATCGTGATTCATCAATGTTCCTTCTGTGGATACCTAAGACAACATGGTCAACTTGGTTTACACGGTGTGCGTAAACAGAAGTCAAGTAATGTCACTAGGTCTAGGCAAGGCAGACTGAGTCGTTATCTCAGGCAAATTGCTAAGAAACTATAGTATTATTTACCCTTCTCCATCATTGCTAAGAAAGCCTGTCTTCTCATTTCATTAGCGTAATCGTTTTTCAATTTCGCTTCTTCGCAAAATTCTAATTGACCTTTCTCATTTTTTATCAACATAGGTTTAAGTCCAGTAGTTTTCCAAAACTCTTCTGCATCTTCTGTGTGAGCATAATCATACCAAGGAACATCTAACTCTATCTGTAAAAGGTTGATTGCTTCTGTAGCATAACTTTTTCTTCTGAAGTTTTGCTTTATCCAAATAAACTCTATACATTGTTCAAAAAATCGACGAGTAGTTACCACTATGAACCCTAAGTAATTGTCTTCACCTTCAATTTCACCATCGTCATAATGTGCGTCAAGAGACTCTACAATAAAATAAAATTCTCCGGGTATAGTGAAACTCTCTATTATATTTTCAGCATGTAATTCATCTTTAAATTGGTCATAAAGTTCTATGAAGTGTTTAAGAGAACTATAATCATCCATTTCTTCAGTACTAATAAGTTGTAGATATGCTTCAATTGTAGGGATGTCATCATCCATCTTACTCGCCACGCTTACCAATGATGTCATCGATGCGTAGAATACTAATGGTGACTTCACTAGCAGATTGAACTGCTTGTCTAACGAGTTCCAATGGTTCCCATACATTTGCATCAGACATAGAGCAACTGCCTCCTGTTTCAATATCAGGCCCTGCATCACTGTTACCATTCTGGTGCTCATTTCTTAGTGTAAGTACAGTATCTAGTGGGTCGTGACCAGCATTTTCTGCTATGGTAGCAGGGATGGATTCCAATGCATCAGCAAATGCATCAATTGCCATTTGTTCACGACCACCTGCTTCTGCTGCACGAGAGCGCAAGTGAAGTGCTGTGTTAAGATAAGATGCTCCGCCTCCGGGTACGACATTGCCGTTGTTGTAGGCTAAGCAGACTACACCAAGTGCATCTTCAAATCCACGCTCAGTCTCATCAAGGGTTTGTTTGGTAGCACCTCTTAGAATAAGAGTAGTAACTTCTCCTTCACCTTTAACTACGATATACTTCATGTCGCCAATGGTCTTGCACTCAGCATTACATACTACTGCTTCATTCAAGTCTTCTAATGTATGTGCTACTGTAGCGTTTAGTAGTTTACATAGAGCAGTCATAGAACTCTCAGGAACCCTATGTACTACAGAAATATTACTCTTTGACAAAGAAGCGGCGACTACCTCATTTACGCTATCTCTAACGAATACTGTACCACCTTCTGGTAACAAAGAAGCAATTTGCTGCGCTTTTTCGACCCAGTTATCTCTACCCGATTGTCGTTTATATTGCTGGTATTCGGCAGCAGAGCCTAAAGATAATTGTACATTATCTTCGCTTTTGTCAGCACTGAGACCTGTGTTTATCAGTAGTGCTTTTCTTTCAGGCTTGTCTGGCATAGAAGGTAGCATAAACTCCTTGTGCAAAACAACTCCACTGAAGCATGATGAATCATCTAATGCCCCTCCGGGTTGACACATTACACGGATTCTATTGAATTCACCCTTAGCGTTCTCTACTGCTTCTACACATAGACCACTAACATGTTCCATGGAAGACTCAAGCGCTTTACCTGTAATCGATGTCTTGGCAACATCTTTCAAGTGTTTCTTAGAGGGCTGCTTGAGCGTGTCTAAGTGCTCTGTAGCCCATCTACTAGCCATACGGTATCCTCTACATACTACATTTGCATGTAGTCCTTTGTTGAATAGTAATTCACTGTTACCTAATAGTTCACCTGCTAAAACAACTGTACTGGTTGTTCCGTCATAGCATATACTTTCTTGTGTATTTGCTGCTTCTACTACCATCTTGGCTGCTGGATGCGTGATGTCTAATTCTTGGAGTATAGTTGCTCCGTCGTTAGTGACTATGACATTACCGCCACCATCTACCATCATCTTATCCATACCCATAGGACCGAGTGTGGTCTTGACGGTATTTACTATTCTCTTTGCTGCTCTAATGTTGTGCACTTGTGCACTCATGTTACTTTCATTATCTTGCATTTATTTTCCCTCTCTTCATAATATTTTTCCACTATGGAATTTAAGCAGGATGTACATACTTTGCGCCTACCGCAATGTATGCCATCCCAAGTTGACTTATGGCAAAAATCACATGTTGACATTACCAATCCACCTCGTATTCTTTAATTTCACCAGATGCCCTGCACCTTGCTTTCACGAATCCCTCATCTACCCCATGACGCCAGAGTTCATAAACTAGTTGCGAATCTTTAAGACAATATTCTGCAACCTTGCTATAGTTACCCTTGCGCCACTCTACTGGGGCATCATGGCTATTCATAAGTTTACCCTTTGATAATGTGTGAAGGCAGGCGTCTGATAGTGGAACTGCGTGTCCGACTATACTCTTTAGTAAAGCAGATGTATCAAAGACTTGCTCAGACGATTTGTGCATTATATCACCAGCAGTCCAACAGTCCAGTGCGTCTCTGAGTATAGGTAAGTCGAAGTTTTTTAGATTATGACCCAACACTAATCCTCCATCAGATACATGTTTCGCTAAGTCTTCACCGAGTGTCTTTGGATGTAGCGCCTTAACTACCGTATTTTCTGGTAGATATTTTGATACAGATTCATTAGAATAGACTACTCCATTTTCTCCATCCCATGTAGCAACTACAGTGGGTTCGAAAAGATGACTGTGTCCCCAGCCACCTATCTCATGAGAATAGTTTGCAGTCTCTATATCAAGCGCTAACATCTTTTGCATATTTATCCTCCAAACACATTTTACACCAATCGCATACGCATACACGGTTCCTGTTGTGCATGCCTATGTAGTAGCCACCTATTTCCTTTCCTATTTCTACCTCGCAATATACACAGTGGTCAGGTAATTCTAACTTAAGCACCGTTACCACCTTTGTCCATATAGTCTGGTCTTAGTCTAACATAAACCCTAACACCTTCTCTAGTTTCTTCAAACATCTTAGCACCATAATCATTGAACTTTGCATTAATTGTACTCTTACTGTTAAGGTTAGCCAGTTTACCAAAGATAACCATAACTTCTGATTTTTTGGCCCAGCCAGTACCTCTTCTATCATCGAAGTCCCATACTTCTGCCTTTCTATAAGAGTCTCTCCAGAATGAAGCAAGGGCCTTCTTTTCTTTGTCACCTGAACCAACCTTGACCTCCGACTCTAGCCAGTGAATGAGGTTTTGATATAGGTCATAAAGTACTTCTTTAGCCATATCTACATGGTCCCCTCTAACTTCCCAAGTGCCCTCAATCATAGCCATATGATGCGCCAGTACAGTGGTGTAGTTCTGTAGACCCATAATGAAAGAAGCACAGACACCCTGCTTTAGCGGGTCCATGTCTTCAATCAATGAGTAATATTCATCGATTGCTGAAATAAGCGCAGGTATGTAAGAATCATCTATTGTAAAAAGACCAGTCATAATAGTCTTGACTAGTTCATTTTGGTCTTCTCTTGTCATTTCATCCCATTCAAGATTAGACATTTGTGTAAGTTTCAAAACACGGTCATGAAGTCTTTTAGTAAGTCCTTTGAAGTAATTTACAACTTCGTCAAAGGATACTTCAAACTCAGGTTTATGGTGAACTGCACTTGCTAGTTCATGCGCTACTGCCCTCTTCATCTCAAGAGTCCAGTTACGCCAATAAGTAAGTACACGCTGAAATATACCCTTGTCAAGTACATGTTCTTTGATACCCTTTGGCGGGTATGTAGTAATCCATAGAGATACCTCAGATTCAATTTCGAAAGTTTCACGAGCCATGTGCTTTACTAATGTGTTACGACCAGTACCTGCCGAGTTTAACGCAGACTGTAAGAATAGTGTAGTATTTTCATTATGTTGTCCTGTCTTTAGAAGTACAGACCCCTCATCAAAGTTTAGACCCTTGCGGCCCGCAAGTATACCCTCTCTGACCATCATACCGTTAGGTTGGTCATCTGGGTCAGGGACAAGTGTACCTACAAGTGCAGCGTCATTACCTGAGTTGTAATCAACAGACCTTAGATTAGACTGCTTCAATACTTCTTCTATAACTTGGTAAGCGGCAGATTTACCTGTCCTAGTATCTTGAATCCAGAATATACTAACACGGGGGTCTAAGTTACTACCACCTACAGGAATACGGACATAGGGTATAGCCGCCTGACCCTGTATGAAGAAAAAGGACAATAGTCCCGGTATCTCATTGTTCCTTGACACTTGGTTAAAGTGTTCTAAATAACCCTTTAAAATAGGATATTTGTGCACGCATTCATAGTTATCTGCTCTGTGTTCCATCATTTCCTTTCCCTCTCTTATTGTATGTCTTTTGGACTTTGATTGGCTTTTCTGAGGTTAAGACATCTAGTAGCCTTTGCCTCAAGGTAGTACCCATACCTTTCACTTGTTTCAGTGATTCTGGAAATAGCATTTCTTCAATAGAACCACATTTGTCGAGTAACTTCTCTACCAATTCTGGACCAAATCCGGGTATTGTTACTAACATGTCTGCCCTTACATCATTAGTACTAACTCTAGTGATTGCTCTAGCACCATGCCTACTCGCAGGCTTATGCATTTTGCTGTGAAGTTTGGCTATAAACATAGCCGCTTCTGAGTGGTCTTTAGCACGATATATGTGACAGTCAAAGTCGGCCATTATTCGTGCGAATGTACCTAGTAGTTCATTCATGACCTTGGAATATGATACATTTCTACCTTGTTTTTTTGAGAGTGCTACATACTTGGCTATGTCACCATGTACGACAAGAAATACTCTTTCGCAATTAGCATCTAAGTTGTCAATCTGTCTCATAAGATGACCGCTGTGACTAGATTGGAATAAGTCAGATAGACTCTTACATTCTATGTGAGCATTACCTACTTTGTAATCACCCATGCCTTGCAGATGCTCTTTCTTAACAGAGAAGCCTTGCCTCTCCGCAGCACGGACTACGGCGTCGTGTAACTGTCCTCTTTCATTAGTGTCAATTATTAGAGGTACCTTCATACAGAATCCTCCTCAACTAATTTCCACAAACATACATCATATGCATAACGACCAGAACCTAAACTTGATTGGGTAGTTCCCTTATCACATGATACGAATTCTTTAGAACCAAGTAAAATTTGAGTCAGTACTTGTTTAGTAGGTGTATTTTTGTAAGTTCTAGTAGGTAGATTTTTTTGACGCTGATTCATGAGCCCTTCTAATATCTGAACAGTGCTCAAAGGTGAGCCTTCTTCTTTCATGAGGCGCTTAATTCGATTACGGAAGTTCATATTCCTTGATTTATTATTGGCCATCTATTCTCACCTCGAAAGTAGTTTTGTTGCTATGTGAACTGGTATGAGTAGTACAAGGAATGGAGGTATCACGATGATACAGATTATGGCAAGTATGACTTCCCACCATTCAAATTGCCTCCTCTTTTCCATAATTCCCCTCTCCTACAATTGCTCCTGATTTATCCCAGTATCTGCACTTACCAAGGCAGAGCCCTTTAGTCCACAACATCTTACAGGTCTGAGGGTACTCAGTACCAACGATAGTGCCAACTTGATAGCGAGTTACCCCTTCATCAAAGTCTGCCCATTGTAAGCCTCTGATGAAGGAGATTATAGTTTCTGTGTGCTTGTCAATATCTTCCTGACTTATTCTCTCTACATTTGTAAAGTTACGAAGTCTTTTGGAAAGATACTTGACCAACTGTACACGAGCATCATGACTAGGGTTACCCCCTACTTGACATGCTGCTGAGTTAAGACAAGGAAGTATAATGACCCCATCCATAGTCATGGTAGGTAAATCAATAGGAGTAGTATTAGGATTAAACATCTGTAATCTTTCCGATGGCTTCTTCACATCTAATGGAACGCCTGCTTTCCCGTAGGAAATTACACCATTTCTACTGATTTCTGCCTTTGCCATGATGTAATCAATACCTCGTTCTAAATCATTAGTAGTCAAAGGTATGCTCCAAAATCCACGCTTAGCGTTATACGAATTAGGTATACGAATCATACCACTTGTATCAAATGGTACTGCTGGGTCTGAGCAAAATAAATCTAATTTGTGAATCCAGTCGTTTACCAACTGCATCCCTGCTTCTTTGATTGAAGATAAATGTGCACCACTACCGGGTATGTAGGACTTATCTAAGCCTACCCACACATGGAATCCTCCTCCACTGTACCATATCCCATGAGTTATATCTTCCTCTAACAAGTGATAATGTAACCTAAGAGTCTGCTTAAGTGCCTCTTCAATTTCTACATCGGGTCGGTTTCTGTGCTTGAAGTCCTTTGGGTCAAAGTCCATAACGAAGTGTCTGATAATGGGTGTCATCAAATCTACTCGCTTGTTATGAGGCTGTTGAGTACCTCTGTATCCATAGACGGTCATAAAGGCATTAGATACTCCGTTTTTACCTGCCCAGTATGTCTCTAAGTCTTCACTATTCCTAACTATTTTCCTGTAACCTTTACCTTTCTCGGTACTAAGTTCCATTACTTCTCTAGGAAAGTCAAATACAATCTTCATAGTGCATCACCTTTGTCATCTAATATTTGGTTGATGCACTTCATCAGATTGTCAGTATCGGTCAAGTGGGCTGAGTTAAAAGTGATATACATAGTACCAACAGGCCCCTCCTCATCACTGAATTCAAATAGACTTTTCTGGATAGCAACAGTGTAATCGCTGTTAGTACCAAGGTGTGCGAAGTTTACTGAAACAGGTCTACCGACTATCCTTTCCATCATGGAACTTATGACAGTGCTCAGCATACCTTTGTTCATGTTCATTCCTCCGTATAGTTCTCTATGTATTCCTGCGGGTCATCGCTACCATCCCAAGAAGGACAGATACTCTTGAAAGAGCACCATGCACATTTACCTGTACTAGGTTTAGTAGGGAAGGTTTCGGTCAAATAGGCAATGAACAATGCTTCTTTGAGCCGGTTAATTTTCCTCTTGTAATCTTTATCTCTTCTACTTTCTTCCTCGCATGATTCATAAGTAATGTTATCGACTGAACGCTGCTCATTACCATACTTGTTGAAAGTAGGTACTTCGACAAACTTTCCAGCAGGATAAACCCAACCCCAGTGACTTACATCTTGGTAGTCATGGTCTGCTGCTTCCAATAGGAACTTGTAATATGCCATTTCTGTACGCATGGACTGTAACTTGTAACTAGAATCATTCCACTCTTCTTGCATTGGCTTCTTAGTTTGCATCCATTTACCTGTCTTTAATTCCATGATAGCAACTCTATCTTCTTCTGTCTTGAAGCCCCTATCGATGGAGCCCGCATAGTGTAACGGTATGGTTATTTCTTCTCCATTGAATTCAATAGTCTCCTCTACAAAGGCATGTACTTCTTCTTCATTCATTATCGGAAGATAGTTCTCTTTACCCGCACCTAGTAACCTATCTAAATCCATAGATAACCTATTCCTAATGACCTCTTCTTCACCTAGAAGATAAGGAGTCTCAGGCTCGCCAATGACTGATATAGCAAGTTCAATCGCCTCTTCCTTCCTACCGTGTTTCATTAAAGAATACAAATTATCCACTTTAGGAATAATATTGATGTAATATTCTTCTATAGCATTGTGAATATTGATACCCTTTGTCATAGCGTCAGTCTTCGGCTCTGGTAACTTGTGTATGCGCTTATACTCATATTGCTTAGGGCAGAAATCGAAGTCGCTAGTAAGGCTAGTTTTAGTCACCCTTAGTCTCTTTTCGTGACCGGGTTTCCAGTCATATACTGATTTAGCATAAGCAGCAAAGTCTACCATATTATCACTCACTCCATACTTAGACCGAATTCGTCAAGAGTAGTTTGCTTCATGTTGTCAGGCGTTTCTAACTCTAACAGTTTCTGCAAATACACGGCTAGGTCCATGGCTTCTTCTTGAGCATGGACTAACCACTCTATTCGAGACAGCGGTGCTGTCTCCATCGTAACGCCATATTTATTCTTACCTACATCTGCTCTTTTCTTTATCTTCTTACATACTTCATCTTCTATTCTACTCATTCTATCACCTCATAAGTTTTGGGCCTAGCAGCCCCTGATGCATAATCAAGGTTCCATTTCATCGCCTTGAATATACTCTTTACTTTGGCTTTCACCAATTTATCTACCATGGTTTCGTAATCTAAACCATAGCCATCTAAATCTGATTCTTCTCTAAATGCAACTATATCTGTCCTAGGCTGACCATCTGGGCAGGAGTTGACATAAACCCAATTCACGCTGTCTCCATTACCAAAGTACTCACTCTTATTTTTAGCAATGTACTTGTTGTAATGTCTGGCGCCTTTGACACCGGGAACCCCAGCACTTGCATCATAACTAGAGAGGGCTTTCTGTAATCTTGTAGTCCCAGCAATCTCTTCTATAGAAACTTCTCCTCTCTTAATACGCTTTGACAAAGGCCTTACCATATTGGTAACTTCTACTTCATCAGCACCACTACATATGGCTGTAAGGACATCATTTTCTAAGTCCTTTGAAATAGGTGCAAGTGTACTAATCTTACCATACCTTGCTGACTTGACTTTCCCTTCATCCTCAGGAGGCCAAGAGCATATACCATAGTATAGATTCTTACCACCTACAATCCAGTAAGGCATGTAGGCCTCAAACTCTACGAACAAGTGACTGGCTTCATGCTCACGCTGTACTGTTTCAGTCAAGTGTCTGGCCAATTCATGTGCCTCATCAAATGGTACACTGACGAATGCTGAATCCGTATGACCATAGAGAGCATCGTAACCTTGTGCTTCTGACTCTTCCATCAAGAATCTAATTGCTTCTCTGCCACATGCTGTGATTGCACTAGCAATGTCAGGTGCAGCCCAACCCCAAGCAGTACTCGCACACATGCCGTATAGTGACGCCATGCAGCGCTTTACTGCCAATTGCATGGTGTTCCAACCGGAGCGTTCTGTGTCATCCTTTGCTTCTCTCATTCTACGCTTGTACTCATCACGCAGTTCGAACATCTCTGAAACAATACTAGGTAGCAGGCCTTTCTTATCCTGATACCAACATGTACCGTCAGGTAGTTCCCTGACATTTTCAAGGTGGCTGTCTTTTCTATCAGCACGAGTTTCCCAAGAAAGGTTGTGACTCAGAATTAGTGAAGGGTACAGTCCCTTGTAATCTACACAAGCAACACCTTCGTACCTACCCGGAGTAGGAGGAGGTATGAATGCACCTTCGTAATCCTCAGCCTTTTCTCTAGTCCTAGTAGGGGCTTTCCAGTGGGTCCTTCTACCCAATAGTCCTCTAGCGAATATAGTTACATTGTGACAAGACTGGAATCTTACACCACACAGTCTCTGTAATGAAAGGAAGAAATTTAGAACATGATTACCCTCATCAATCTTCTTCAATAGAACGGTGTCTTGCATACAGTAATCAACATAATCGTCAAATCTCTCAGTCCAACCAGTAAACACATCCATGTCGAACTTACCACCGTAACCTAGTGTCTCTGCAATTGTATCTAGTTTCCTGTTCTTCAATTGAGGCTGGCCACTGTCTTTCCACACACGCTCGAACCCGCTACCGCTACCTAATGGTGCGGCTGTATCAAAGCACAATCTACCTAGAATTGGTTGGTCTACATATCCGTATCCCTTTGAATCTGAACTAGAAGGAGGGCGCAGTACACGCCCTAGAGGACTTAGTTTCCTAAACTCAGGAAGCCTCCTGACAAGGTGAGGAAGGTCGGCCCACATTAAAGCGTGAGCAATGAATACATCTGGATTACATTCCTCAAGGTAATCCATGAACGCTTGGTGCATATCTTCTTCTGAACCATATTCGTATCTCTCGTAAGTGAATTCAGTATCTACACCCTTGGCCTCGTAACTAACGGTAATGACTTCTTGCCCTTTACCCATGTCGCAATAGTTGTGAGGGTTATCCTTTCTCCAACAAAAGGCAACATTCCTGTTGTTGTAATTATCAATGACTGCCATTACTGTAGTCTGGTCAGTCTTAGGGTCCCATTCTAAATCGAAGTGCCATACACGAGGCTTCCACTCAGGCATTTCTTTTACTTCATCTATAAGGTATCTGTCTGCTAAACTGTAATCACCCTCCCATGTATAAATAAAATTGTTACCTAGTTCCTTGCACATAAATTGTATGTCGCTATTTCTATGAGCATATATTTTGATTAGTTCGTCACCTGTTTTGAGTGCTTCTGCTTTGTCAAAATAATCTACTTCTGAACCGGGGTACCTGTGGAGTATCTGTCTTATTGCACTAGGAGGCGTGGAGGCCTTTATCCAAAAGTAAGGTTTGAAATCTGTAATGGTTTCTTCCATTAGGTTACCCTCAGCGTCACGCCACCTCTTGTAGATGTGAGTAGGCCCCTCAGGGTCTGGTTGAAAGGTATCAACTATCACTCTTCTTCACCGAGCCTTGTTTCTCTAAGCCATGTGCTCAGTTCTTTGGGAACTTTATTTTTAGTCATAGCCAACATAGCCATAGCCATGAAAACTACATAATGAGCATCTTCATCTTGAATTTTAAAATAAGTTCTACAATTCTTCTTATCTTTTGTACGAACATTCCACAAGTCACAAATCTTACCATAGGCACTAAACCAAGGGTCAACTATGACTTCATTACCTTCATTGTCGATGTAAGTAAGCCAAGCGTGTGCATCTAAACCTCCAAGGTTGTCCCACCCTTCACTAGTAGTGCGTAGCGGGTCACCATACTCCCAATGTATACTACCGTCATCTGACTTGAATCCCATCGAGCCTACGCATATCTTTACATTAAGAGGGTCATTGCCTTTCACTTTATCTAAGTGGTTTTCTAAGAGTACCATTCGGTTGTATTGTGCATTGACAATACAGTTACCCATAGAAATTTTGGACCTTTCTTTGCTACCCTGCTTTATCATATCTATTCCTCTTCGTCTATCTGTACATAGGTTACATCAGCCTTACAAGAAGAGCAATGTAGTGTCGCTACTATACCTTCACCTTCGTAACCGAAGTCTTCTGGGTCATAGTCACAGCCCCAGATTAATTTACCGCCGCATAGCCAACAGACATCTCGTCTTTGGTGGTTGACATGTATGTAATTAGCCATATTCAGTCCTCCTCGTATTCTTGGTCAATTACTACCATCAAGAATGAAGTATCTACTTGCTCTAATATCAGTACTGTTTCATCACCTGTGTATACATTTATGTCACCGTTAGGTAAGTTAGTTAGTAAATCAGGTAGCCAGTTGTCGAATGCTGAACGGGCAGAAACCTCAGGGGCACTTACATTTGTCAAGGAGGCTTTGACAAACATCTTACCCTTCTGAGAGTTTCCACCCCTGATTGTAAATTCAGAACTGGTTGCATCAAATTCAGTCTTACATGAATACTTGCCACCTAGAACCTTACTGAAACTCCCAGCAGGTTTCAATGAAGCGGAATCAACTACAGCGTGGTGAGTCAACTTACAATTAGACCAAGAGGTCCACATGCTTTCTTCTGCTCTGCTAATCAATGTCTCTAGTAACCTTACTTTGTCCTGAGACTGTATGTAACTAGAAGTGGGCAGTTGTAGTTTAGACGAACCACATGAGGCGTGTAATGTACCTGTCTTTGACGCTTGGGTGATTGTTATCTCTCCACCCTTTGCAGCATTGACAAACGCCTTTAGTTTAGTCAAGTCACTTATGTTAATCGTACCAGTCTGCTTAACGCCTACTTCCATACTTCTCTTGATGTAGTGGGTAGTCTTGCCCACAGATGCTGTTATGACACCCGCATTAACTGTAATCTTAAGGTCTTCCAAATCCTTGCCAAGGCTAGAAATGAAATTCTTAAAGTTGTCCTGACCAATACTGAATTCTGCCATGCTTTCACCTTCCTAATACACACGAGGTGGGGGATAGGCCAAAGACTACCTGTACGGATGGGATGCACAGGGTACCAAACCCAGACCAAGCCTATCCCCCATGAGTGTATAATCAGAGCACCCCGTCTCTTAGTTCAGCCAAGCCTAGCCATTCAGCAGGCTCTCCTTTCTTTGTTATGAAGTAAGTTCTCTCCTGACCTTTGAGGTTAGAATTAGTCTTCTCTTTGAAGAAATCTACCATGTATCTGGTCTCACCAGTCATACTACCGTCGTTGTTTCTAATGGTCTTGGCCTTACACCATAGAATCTGGAATACATCGTTAGTTGCATTCTTCTCCCATGCGAACTTCCATCCATCGAAACTTTCTCGCTTAGCGTCAGTGACTTCTTTCAAGTGAGTTTCCCAGAAAATATCTACACCTAGGCTGTTTAGTTTCTGACATATTGCAGTCAGTTGCTTGAATCTTGTTGAGCGAATACTCCAGTTCCAACCAATCTCTTGGTTTAGTTTAGAAGCGCTCGCCTCAATAGCATCAGTCGCTGACATCTCTAGGTCGTATATCTTCATGTTGTTAATACAAACACTGTCGAACTGGTCAACCGCAGTAACTAGAAGAGTCTTCAGTAGAGGTTGGTCAAAGCCGGGCTCATGCTGCCTTTCAGCATATTCTACAGCGAACTTACCAATGTCCATTATCTTCTGGTAGGTGTCTATGTAATTGTAAGCAGTTCTGTCTTGCATCTGCATAACCCATGGACTAAATATTCTAATCCTTGAGTTACCGTCGTAATGCGCTTGCTTACAAGCCATAGCCCCATTATCGAAATCAATAGCCCATAGTTGCTCATCTTTAGTGTAGCGGTGCATGTGACCATCCATGACAATACCAGTCTTACCAGTACCCTCATGACCTACAACTCCAGCGAAAATGTGTGAAGGCTTAATTGAGTTAGGCTTACCCTGTAACTCAAACTCTTCCATAATGTTAGGGAATTTGCTGACAAACTCAGTGGAGGTTGCCTTCTTCTCTACAGGCTTGGCCTCTTCGACCTTACCTTCAACAATGAAGTCCTCTTTCTGAGTCTCGTGTGCTTCTGCTATTGCTCCCCAACCACTCATTGTCCGTCACCTCCGAACTGGTTAAGGCTGGTGTCACCGCTTACTGCTGCTGGTCTTGCTGTTCTAGGTGGAACATATATTCCAAGTGCAGTAATGCTAGGTAGCATGTCATCCTTGTAAGGTCTCATCTTGAGTCTACCGAATATAATTACTGGAGTTCTTTCAGCGTATGGTTTCCAACCTTCACCGTCATTGAAATCGAATGGGTGTTGTTCATCATACATTCCTCCGGGAATCCACACAGTTACTTGTGACTGAGGACTATCTCTACCGTTACGAGACTGCAAAGACAGACTTGTAATGTTCATTCTGAAAGAGCGACCAGTGGCATCATACTCACTGTTCATAGGCGCTTTGTTCATCATACAGACATTGCCTCTAACAATCACTGTAGGGTTGAGAGTAATACCGCTAGGTAATTTCAACTTTCTATCAGAGTGCTCTTCTGACAATTCACTCAAATCTACTACCGCATTGTGCATTTGGTCGTTAATTAAGAATCGGTGAGGGTGCAGTTCTGCTCTCATGTGCTCTGGTACAAATGTATCTGTGTACTCTACTGTTTCGTGGAAGTTACGGTTAGTGTATAGAGTATCACGACCTTCTTGTGAAGGTGGAATTACTTGTATCTTACATGGAGTGTGGAAATCGTAGTCAGCATCCATCGACTTACCTGACAAATTGACTCTCCATTGTGAAATAGTATTGCTGTTTTCTTCTGAACCTAAGAAGTAAAGTGTACGACTGACGCTAGTAGGTGCCATAGGTTTACCTACGCTTTTACTAGCAGCATTAGTGTTAAGTAGACACAAAATCATGTCACCATGTTCAAAAGCAAACCAAGGTAGTTCACTACCCTCTACTCTTTCTTGTGTCTTTTCACCATTGACATACCACATACCTTCTTTGGCAGTAACAACGCCAATCAACTTTTCATTAATTGCTCTATCAGAGTTGCTCTTAAACATGTTAATTGCTGTCTCTTTTGCATTTGCTCTGTTGTCACGAGTGGTATCTTCAATACCTACAATCATACCAACATAAGTTGCTGTCTCTCTTCCTGAGGAAGTGTTGCCTCCAAGGTTTCTTGTTTCAATGACAAACATTTCTGCCCACTCTACAAGTAAGAAACTATCTTCTTGCATTGGGTTATCTACTGAAAATTCAGCCTTCAACCATGCGGTGAATTCATTGGCTGCTTCTCCAATTTTCTTTTCTGTTCTGTCAGCATACCCTTGCAATCGCTCAAGTACCTCTTCTGGCCATCTTCCTGTGTTATTTTCTTCCATATTATCTACGCTCCATATTTTTCTTTAGTTTTGCTACAAAGTACTCAACAAACGCCAAGTCATCATCCGGCCACTGTATAGCCAGTACAACGAACTCTCCGTATGTGAGCATGAAATTGTGCCAATCTTCTTCACTTTCCATAAGTGGTTTGGCACGGTGTCTGAGGCCTTTGAGCACACCCAGACGACTGTATCCGCTTTCAAGCGAATTTGCTAGTAGCGCAGTAACCTTTGGGAAATCTGACCCCATCAGGTTTAGCGCCGCTTGGTTGAGAGACCTAGTGTCTCTTTTGAGGTACTCAATCAAAGCATCCTCTTTGTCAGGTAGTCCGTCAATAATGTCTATTGCGCTTCTTAGACTACCATTGGTCAATCCTATCAGTGAATGTGTATGTGTGAACCACTCCGAAGGCTTACCTTCCTTTTCAATTATGTAGTTCAGCCTTTGTACAGCACTGTCATCGTCGACTGGCTTGAATTCGAATGTGAGACATCTGTCTCTAATTGCACTGTTTATGGGTGAAATGTCATTGGCTGCTAGAATGAATATGGCTGTACCATGACTGCCTTCCATAATCTGCTTGAGTGCTTTCTGAGCAGGGGCAGTAAAACTATCTGCTTCATCAAGGAAAATTATTCTGCGACTTACACCCAGTGCCTTTTGTTTACTAATACGCTTTAGTTCTCTGACATAGTCAATGCCTCTGTCATCACTAGCATTAGTAACTATGAAGTTCATCGGGTCGAAGAACTCCCCTAACATGTCCTTGGCTAATGCAATCGCAGCACTGGACTTACCAACACCCGGTGGACCTACGATGAGTATATTACTAGGACAGTTGTCCACAGACCAGTTGGAAGCAGACTCTACGAATGCTTCACATCCAACTAGTTCACCAATGGTGGTTGGTCGGTACTTTTCTCTGAGGTTCATTGCCTTCACTATTCCTTATTCATTTATAACCAGTTAGTCTCAGTTGGCCATTTCTATCAAATCTGTTAGTTGGCATATTTCACCATATCCTGCATTTTCATCTATGTACTCTAGTGTTACTTTCTTAATACGCATGTCAATAAGACTGAACTCATTTATCTCAGACATGACTACAACTGCATACTCATCTACAGGTAACCAGTTGTTACCCACCAGTACACCTTGTGTCGCTAACTTCTGTCTTATGTGCTGAGCCATACCTACAGGTAGTTTGCTTTCGCCCACCACATATGTCTCGTAGCCATCCATGGAAGCAAGTCTTACATGAGTCTCGAATTCTTCATCCTTCATTATGTCTGTAACAAGAAGGTGTACATGGAATGCATCTTTCAATAGCACCCATCCACCTTCTCCACCTATAGTGAAACCTGTGTTGACAGTCAGGCGGAGCCTCTCGTCTTTCTCTAGTGTCTCCAGTAAATGACTGACATCTTCGCTGGCACTTATTGGCACACCTATCTTTACCGGGCATGTAAGTTTTAACTTACTTAGGTAGGAGGTCCTGTCTGCGTATCCTAGTTTGTATATGTCCCAGTCATCATCTATTGCCATGACATCGGTAATGCATTTGACTTGGTTGACATCAGCCTCTACCTCGAATATTGCTTCTGAGTCTGTGTAAGGTAGGTCAGTTACCTTCCCTATCACTTGCTTGTCTCTGTTGTACAAGACTCCGTTGAACTTACCTTTGGGGAATTCAGTTATGTGTAGGTACCTACGAGGCTTAGATATTACTTCTGCGTACACATCAGTAGGCGCTATCAGTTTGTCCCACGCTCTATACATAGGTCCCTTGAATGCCTGACCGGGTTGCATAGTCCTAACCTCCATCTCTATCTGCTCACTGGAAAACAACTTACCTGCAATCTCAGAGGGGTGCATAGTTTCTAACATCCTTCTTACAGACTGTAGGCTCTGTCTATTGGTAGACAAGTATGAAATCAGTTGTAAGAATCGGTCTACTGGAATGGGTGGCCTTTCGTCTAGCGACCTTGCCCAGAATAACATTGCCTCTTTCTCATTCATTTTGCTGGCAATTTTCAGGAAGCCTTCGTCTTTTATTCTAGTCATGAGATGAAGCGCTTGCTTGACAGTCATACCCTCACCACCATACTCAGGTGACTCAAGGGAGAGTAGAGGTACTATCGGCTTACCTGCCATAGCCTCATCCCACACAAGGGGAGAGATGCTGAGTTTCTTACAAAGGTCATCTCGTATTTCTCTAACACTTGTGAACTGTCTCTGGTATCTTGAATACTTAGGAAAGAATATGTCTATCAGGTTCTGCAAATCATCCTGACCATCATTCATCATCTGAGTAATGGTAGTCAGTGCACCTTCCCAATACAGAGACCTGTTCTCAGAATCACTCATGTAATTCCTATACATTTCCCTGAGTTTCTCAGAAATGTGTGCTGCCTCAGCCAGTAACATCTGACCCCTCCAATTCTTGGAGGGCATGTTGAATTGCTTTGGCTAGTGAAGTTGCATCCTCAAGGTTCAGCCGCACGCCCTCTCTCGTGTAGCCTTCTCCCTTAGGGTGCTCTATTGTTTTTCTAACTCGAATATCTATACTGGCAGGTGACTTACCTTTGGGCTCGACGACACTCATTACGACTTCCGACTTGCCTCTCCACTTAACGGAGGTACAAGGGACACGCCACTTGATAGTCTGCTCGAAGCCTCT